TTATTTAGGAACTTTAGTTGAGCTTGATATATCAGGTAATACTCTTGGAATTACATTGTGCTCAGTTTTACCAACAACCACTCCAACTCCAACTAATACATCAACACCAACTAATACCCCAACTAACACCGAAACATCAACTCCAACCCCAACTAACACTGAAACACCAACTCCAACACAAACACCTACAAATACTGAAACGCCAACTCCAACAAGTACGGAGACACCAACTGTAACACCAACTAATACGTCAACTCAAACAAGTACTCCTACTAATACATCAACATCAACGGTGACTCCTACAAACACACCAACGGTAACACAAACACCATCAGGTCCTTTATGTAAGAGATATTCATTTAATGGTGGAACAACCGATACTCTTTTTGTTGGTAAAGATTGTAGTGGATTTAATTACGACTTTACAATTACCGCTGGTAGTACATATGTTGCTTGTGTTGCGAACTATATAATTGCAAGTGGAGATGGATTTGCAACCTATATAAATCCTTGTTAAGAAATAAAATAAAATTACTTTATAAAATTAGAGGAAATCGTAGTATTTATTAGATAAATAACATTCAAGATGGCATGTAGCAAATATACCTTAACAAATACAGGTTCCACAATTGTGAACTTTAATTATAGAAGATGTGATGACTCTCTTTGGGAGTATCAGGTTGAATTAAATCCAAACCAAACAAAAAATATCTGGGTTATTAACGGGACTTATACAATATCTCCTGTTTATACCAGTATGGTTTCTTTGATTAATCAAGGAGCTTTCCCTCCAATTAGTGAGACTGCGACTCCAACACCAACTCCAAGTGTTACTCCAAGTAATACTCCAACAGGAACTGCTGCTGTGACACCGACTCCAACTAATACTCAAACTCCAACTAACACTGAAACACCAACTAACACTCCAACAGGAACTGCGGCTGTAACACCAACACCAACTAACACAGGAACACCAACTAATACTCCAACAGGAACTGCGAATGTAACACCGACTCCAACAGAAACTCCAACAAATACACCAAGTCAAACACCAACAGATACACCATCATCAACATCAACACCAACACCAACACGTTCTAAAGTTGCATTTACAGTTTACTCAGGAACAACTCATGACGAAGCTTGTGGACAATATAACCCAACAGTAACTGTTTACGGAAATAATTCACAATTTGATTTAAGTACTCAATTCTCTAATATTTCAACAGGAGATGCGACAATTGATATGACAGGATTTATTCAAAATGGTGGATATGTTTCACAATTAGATACTAATGGAAATGTTGTAGGTTCATTTACAATATGTGCAACGTTAACTCCAACTCCAACAATAACACCAACAATGACCAAAACCCCAACTAATACTCCAACAACAACACCTACAAGAGCTTACTACCAATATAGTTTAGGTACAGGCTCTACACCAAGTGATGCTTGTATTGATTATGGTTCAGCACCTAACACAATCTACGGAACTGTTTCAGGTGGAGTTGGTCCAAACATCGGAGAGTACTTATACTACAACTCAAGTTTAACTATTGCAGTTGCAAACGGATACTACTCAAATGGAACCGCGGTGTTCAACGTAACAGGAGGAGTAGGACAGATTACTTCTGTAGACCCAACAGGTTGTTAAAAATAATAATTTAATATATTAAAAAAACCCTCTACTTTTGTGGAGGGTTTTTTATTTTTAAACAAAATAGACATTAATGAAAATATTCGTTCAAATTGCGTCCTACAGAGACCCACAGTTAATTCCAACAATTAAAGACATGTTGGCAAATGCAAAAAAGCCTAAAAATTTAGTATTCTCAATTGCAAGACAATTTGCTGAAGAAGATAAATTTGATAACTTAGATGAATACAGAGATGATAAAAGATTTAAAATCTTAGATATACCATATCAAGAAGCCAAAGGAGTTTGTTGGGCAAGAAACCTAACTCAACAACTTTATGACGGAGAAACATATACATTACAGATTGACTCTCACATGAGATTCGTTAAAGATTGGGATGATATCTTAATCAAAATGATTAAGGGTCTACAAAAGGATGGGTACAAGAAGCCTCTACTTACGGGTTATGTACCTTCCTTCGACCCTGAAAATGACCCTGCGGGAAGAGCGACTGATGCTTGGAGAATGGCCTTCGACAGATTCATTCCTGAAGGTGCGGTGTTCTTCTTACCTGAAACAATTCCAGGTTGGAGAGAAATGAAGAAACCCGTTACTTCAAGATTCTACTCAGCTCACTTCTGTTTTACATTAGGAGAATTCTCAAAAGAAGTTCAACACAATCCTGAATACTATTTCCACGGTGAAGAAATTTCAATTGCCGCAAGAGCTTACACATGGGGTTATGATTTATTCCACCCACACATTCCTGTAGTTTACCACGAGTATACTCGTAAAGGTAGAACCAAACAATGGGATGACGATAAAACTTGGGGTCAAAAGAATACTCATTCTCACTTAACAAATAGAAAATTATTTGGTATGGATGGTGAAACTCAAGAAGGACATGATGGACAGTATGGGTTTGGTACTATTAGAACTTTACAAGAGTATGAAAAATATGCGGGTTTATTGTTTGAAAAAAGAGCGGTTGACAAACATTGTTTAGATAAACAATACCCACCAAGTCCTTATAACTTTGAGACCGAGGAAGATTGGAAAAATTCATTCTCGACTATCTACAAACATTGTATTGATATTGGATATTCCCAAGTTCCTGAAACAGACTATGATTTTTGGGTTGTTGCCTTCCACAATGGTTCTGATGAAACATTATATAGAAAAGACGCCGACAAAAATGAAATTGCTGGGTTTATGAGAGACCCTGATAAGTATTGTAAAGTTTGGAGAGAATTCCCAACTACAGAACTACCGTCATATTGGGTTGTTTGGCCTCACTCAGAATCAAAAGGATGGTGTGATAGAATAACTGGTCAGTTAAATCACAATGTCGTTAGTTAATGAAGTTTAATGAAATACCAAAGTTTGTTGTAAACTTAGATAGAAGGTCTGATAGATTAGAAGAAATTACAAAGGAAATGAATTATCTCGGATGGGATTTTGAAAGATTTCCTGCGATAGATACTAATTCTTATATGGGTATAACCAAATCAACTTTTGAAATTATTAAAATTGCAAAAGAAAGAAACTATCCTCGTGTAATGATTATTGAGGATGATTGTGGTATTATGCCTTACGCTAAAGACCTACTTCAAAAAATAGAAGACACTTGTCCTGATTTAGAGTTTGCAATGTTTAACTTAGGTCCAACACAAAATAGAGAAATTAATGTTAGTGATAAATGTGATTTATTATTAGACATGACTAATTTACCCGAACCTAGTGATGGTGAAAACGCTCGTGGTATTTATGCCGCAAATATGATTATCTATGACCAATCAATCTATGATTCTATTTTTGATATTAGTTTAACAGCGTTTACGAGCGGAGATTATTTCCATGCATTAGACGACTATACTTTTAAATTTATTGTACAGAAACATCAAAGTTACTGTCCAATTTTACCAATAGCACCACAGAAAGCTGGTTACTCAAATATATCTGAAGGTATGTATAGTAATTGGTACATGCAAACCTACAATTGGAATAGGTGGTGTCCAACTAAAATCCCTAGCGAATTCATGGACCAATATCAAGTTCAAGAAATGAAAGATAGAGGAGAACACAAAGAATTTTATTATGTCAGTTAAATTTATAACTTCAATTTATAGTGACTTATATGGTACCGAATTTGGTGGTAGACCAAATAGAGGAGGCCACTATCGATATAGTTTACTGTCTCTTTTAAAGATGACAGATGCAGATTTCCTATGTTACACTTCAGACAGAGAACTACCGTCATTAGAAGAATTTTTTTATGTCGAACATTTAGTCTCTAAAGATAAACTCAAATTCCAAGTTTTTGATATTGGTAATACCAGATTTAAAGATTTAATTAATCAATATAAAAATATTGAAGAGACCAAAAAAGGGGATAGATGTATTGAGGTTCAGTACAGTAAATTTCATTGGTGGTGGAATGAAGATAAATCTTATGATTATTACTATTGGATTGATGCTGGTTTATCTCATTGTGGTTTAATACCTTTAAAGTATTTAACGAGCGAACATATTCAACAAAGATATTACGAAAGTACTTTATTCAATAACGAATTTTTAAAAAATGTTATTGAAGATACTGGTGATAAATTTTTAATCTTAGGTAAAGAAAACGATAGAAACTTTTGGTCAGGTACTGTTGACAGAAAATGGTATACTGAGTATGATAGAAGTATTCACGTTATCGGAGGTATGTTTGGAGGACATAGAGATAAGTGGGATGAGATTGTTAACCTATTTGAAGACTATGTTCAAAAAATAATAACTGAAGATAAAGGTATACCACATGAAGAACATGTAATGACTTTAATGTATTTTAATCATTTAGATTTATTTGTTAGAAAACATTTTGATATTTGGTGGTGTAGAGACAACGCACCTAGAGGAGTTGATGAAGAACTCTTCTTAAACAATAAAAGCTTCTATAAAATATTAGAAGAATTTAATAGAATTTATGAGTAATATAACATTAGTAACAGGTATCTGGGACATTGGAAGAGGTGAATTGACAGAAGGATGGTCAAGACCGTATCAACATTATTTAGATAAGTTTGAAAAACTTTTAGAGGTTGAAGAAAACTTAATCATCTTTGGTGATGAAGAATTAAGAGAATTTGTTTTTAAAAGAAGAAGTTCTGAAAATACTCAATTCATTGTTAGACCATTAAGTTGGTTTACTGAATCAGAGTTTTTTCCAATGATACAAAAAATAAGAACTAACCCTGAATGGTATAATCAGGTTGGTTGGTTAAAAGAATCTACTCAGGCAAGATTGGATAACTATAACCCATTAGTTATGTCTAAAGTGTTTTTATTACACGACGCCAAAATTATGGACCCATTCAATTCTGAATATATGTTTTGGATTGACGGAGGTTTAACAAATACTGTTCATCCAGGTTATTTTACTCATGACAAAGTATTGAATAACTTATCAAAATACATTTCAAAATTCTCATTTGTTAGTTTTCCTTATGGTGCTGAAACGGAAATACATGGATTTAACTATCCTAAGTTAAATGCTCTTGCGGGTGCAAAAGTAACTAAAGTTTCAAGAGGAGGATTTTTTGGTGGACCAAAACATACAATAGGTGATATTAATGGAATTTATTATGGTCTACTTAAATCTACGTTAGAAGAAGGATACATGGGAACTGAAGAATCAATCTTTAGTATTATGGCCTACAAACATTCGGATATAATCAACTATTTTGAAATTGAATCAAATGGTTTAATTGGTACATTTTTTGAAAATTTAAAAAACGATGAACTTAAAGTTAAAAGCGAAAGTACTGCAAAAGTTAGTAATACTTTGGACCCAAATAAAGTTGGACTATATGTCATCACATTCAATAGTCCTAAACAATTTAGAACTCTTATTGATTCTATGTTGGAGTATGATAAAGATTATCTTTTAAAAACTAAGAAATTTTTATTAGATAATTCATCTGACTTATCAACCACTGAAGAGTATATTCAAATTTGTGAAGAGTTTGATTTTGAACATATTAAGAAAGATAATTTAGGTATCTGTGGTGGTAGACAATGGATTGCGGAACATTTTGATAAAACAGATTTAGATTATTATCTATTCTTTGAAGACGACATGTTCTTCCACCCTAAAGACGGTGTTTGTAGAAATGGATTTAATAGATATGTTCCTAACTTATATACAAAATCTTTAGAGATTATTAAGAAAGAAAATTTTGATTTCTTAAAGATGAACTACTCCGAATTCTATGGAGATAACGGAACTCAATGGTCATGGTATAATGTACCTCAACATGTAAGAGATGAATTTTGGCCAGGGAAACCAAGACTTCCTGAAATGGGACTTGACCCTAACGCACCAAAAACAGAATTCCATGCAGTGTTATCCCATAAGGGAGTACCATATGCTATAGGTGATGTTTATTATTGTAACTGGCCACAAATTGTTAGTAGACCAGGAAATAAAAAAATGTTCTTAGATACAACATGGGCACACCCGTTCGAACAAACGTGGATGAGTCACATGTATCAATTAGTTAAAAAGGATGAACTATACCCTGGTTTATTACTTATGACACCAACAGAACACGATAGATTCGAACATTACGATAGAGGGTTACGTAAAGAGTCATAACAGTATATTTATTGTTATGGAATTTTATATTAAAAAGAATGCAACTTTACCTGTGTTAAAAATGCAGGTTGTAAAAGACGGAAGAGCGGGTTATTTGCAACTTATGCAAGACTTGGAAGTTTCTATTATATTCTTCACTATGGTTGATGTTGAGACAGGAATTCCTAAAATTGTTTCTGCTCCCGCTGAAATTGTTAACTTGATTTTACCTGAGGGTGCTGACCCTGAGTATTATATTTATTTTAAATTTACTTCAAGAGATACAAATACACCAGGTCGATACCAAGGACAATTTTTAATTAAGAATGATGAGGGTAATTTAATTCTTCCAATCAGAGAAGAATTGTATATTAATATCCAAGATAGTTTTATTTCAGAAACTGCCTGTTGTTAATTTGACAACAGGTTTTATTTTTTTATATTTATGTAAGATGAGTAAGGTAAACTTCACAATGTTGTGATTGCCAATAAACCACTCGAAAATTACATATGTTTACAGACCAAGATATTGAATCGTTCCTACACGGAAACGACCCCGAAGAATTTATAGTCGCTATCGAATACGACTATCGCGAGAACTGCATTTACAAAATCAAAGAAATCCCTGGTAAAGGAAAAGAAATCCGAAAAGACACATTCACACCATTTGCGTGGGTAGGTGACTTGCGTGAACTTAACTTCTACGGTGGTTCCAAAGCAGCTCAGAAAGAAGCCATGACCAAACATGGTATTATGATTGATAAGTTAGAAACTCACGGTAATGACAGATTACAAAGAGGTATGACTTTCATGGTTAAATCACTAAAAGGTTACAGAGAACTTATCCAATTCTTTAGAGAAGGTGGATGTGACCCATGGGGAGATAAGACCAAAGACAAAGTAATGATTCTACCTCCTGTAGAACAATATTTAATTTCAAAAGAAAAAAGACTCTTCAAAGGTTTTGAGAACTATGAAGAGGTGACCCGAATGGTATATGACTTAGAGACGACTGCTCTTGAACCTCAGGACGGTCGTATCTTCATGATTGGAATTAAAACCAATAAAGGTTACCACAGAGTAATCGAATGTATGGATGAATCTGAAGAGAGAAATGCCATCATTGAATTCTTCAAGGTAATCAACGAACTTAAGCCAAGTATTATTGGTGGGTATAACTCAGCGAACTTCGACTGGCATTGGATATTCGAAAGATGTAGAATCTTAGGTATTGACCCAAAGAAGATTTGTAAATCGTTACACCCCGACCATTCGTTTACAAGAAAAGACAGTATGTTGAAACTTGCCAATGAGGTTGAGAACTTTACTCAAACTTCTATTTGGGGTTACAACGTAATTGATATTATCCACGCTGTTCGTAGAGCTCAGGCTATTAACTCAAGTATTAAAGCTGCAGGTTTGAAGTACATTACTCAGTATATCAATGCTGAAGCACCTGACCGTGTATATATTGACCACACAGATATCGGTCCATTTTATGCGAAGAAAGAAGACTTTTGGTTAAACATTCAAAATGGTAAGTACAAGAAGGTTGGTGTTGACCCAAAAATTGATGCAGCTTGTTCTAAACGTACTGATGTGTATGTTACAATCACAGGTGATAAGTTAGTTGAGATGTATCTTGACGATGACTTAGATGAAACCCTTAAGGTGGACCAAGAGTTCAACCAAGGTTCGTTCTTGTTGGCTGCGATGATTCCAACAACATACGAAAGGGTTTCAACTATGGGTACCGCAACGTTATGGAAAATGTTGATGTTAGCTTGGTCTTACAAACACGGACTTGCAATACCTGCCAAGGAATCCAAGACAGACTTCGTAGGAGGTCTTTCTAGACTACTTAAGGTTGGTTATAGTAAGAATGTACTTAAGCTCGATTTCTCGTCTCTATACCCTTCTATTCAGTTGGTACACGATGTGTTCCCTGACTGTGATGTGACAGGTGCGATGAAAGGTATGTTGAGTTACTTCCGTAACACCCGTATCAAATACAAACAACTTGCTGAGGAATTCTATACAACTGACCGTAAGAAATCTGAATCATATGGTAACAAACAGTTACCGATTAAGATTTTTATTAACTCGATGTTCGGTGCGTTATCTGCTCCTCAGGTTTATGCTTGGGGTGATATGTACATGGGTGAACAGATTACTTGTACAGGTAGACAATACCTTCGTCAGATGATTAAGTTCTTCATGACTAAAGGATATGTTCCATTGGTAATGGACACGGATGGTGTGAACTTTTCAACTCCTGATGAAGCTAACGATAGGGTTTATGTTGGTCGTGGGTTGAATTGGAAAGTTAAAGAGGGTAAAGAATACTACGGACCTGAGGCCGATGTTGCTGAGTACAATGATATCTTCATGAGAGGTGAGATGGCTCTTGATACCGACGGTGTGTGGCCATCAACTATCAACTTAGCTCGTAAGAACTATGCAGTTATGGATGCCAAGGGTAAGATTAAATTGACAGGAAATAGTATCAAGTCTAAGAAACTTCCGTTGTATATTGAAACATTCTTGGATAAAGGTATTAAGATGTTGTTACAAGGTGATGGTAAAGCATTTGTAGAATACTACTATGAATATCTTCAAACTATCTTTGATAAAAAAATACCATTAAGTAAGATTGCTCAGAGAGCTAAAGTTAAGTTAAGTCTTGACGACTATACTAAGAGATTAACAACTAAAACCAAAGCGGGTAATAGTATGAGTAGAATGGCTCACATGGAATTGGCTTTACAGAACAACTTAAGTGTGAACTTAGGGGATGTGATTATGTACGTTAATAATGGTACCAAAGCATCTCAGGGTGATGTTCAAAAGATGACGGTAAAACAAATCAAGGATACAAATGCTTACAACGCACTTATGAACCCTAAAGCCAAACCTATCACTGATGGTGTTATGGTAAACTGTTATATGTTGGATAAAGATATCTTAGATAACGACCCTGATTTAACGGGAGACTACAATGTACCAAGAGCTATTACAACATTCAATAAAAGAATTGAGCCTTTAATGGTTGTCTTTAAGGATGAGGTTAGAAAAGGTTTAATTGTTAATGACCCTGCGGAAAGGGGAATCTTTACAACAACTCAATGTGAACTAATTAATGGACACCCATTAGAGGAGGGGTCTCAAGATAGATTACAAGAGGATGTGTTAGACATCACAGAAGCCGAATTGTTATATTGGGAAAAGAGAGGTCTTAAACCAGATTACATGTATGAATTAGCCGAAGAAGGTTGGGAAAAGAAATTAGGATTGCTTCAATCCATCTGAGGATAAGATATACCAATTTCCACCCATAAATCTAAATTCAATACAAGCATACTTATCAGCAACTATTTCGTCATAGTCTTCATCGATTTTACCGATGTCTGGTTTGATTGTAAGTCTTGTCATTGATTTAACGACAATATGGTCTGTGGTTTTAGAATCTAATATTACGGTAGATTCTGACACTCCCTTAATTACAATACAAGATTCACCATTTGTTGAATATTCTTTTTCAGAAACTATAGAAATTTCTGACGTATCAATTACAAAACCATTAATTATTTTTCTTGCGGGTATTGTTTTTAGTATTGCCATAAAATTAAATTACATATATTTGACGAGGCATTGCTCTGAACTTCATTTGTTTATTTAAGTTCTCAGCAATCAACGCTTCTCTCTCCATAACCTTATCAGGTCTCATTCTGGTTAACCAACCTTCAGCACCTGTAAGTTCTTCAAGTAATTTGGATTTTTCATCTTTAGATTCAGTAAGTAAACTCTGATAATCCATTGTGATTTCAGAATCAGGTGTTTTTAAGTTACCACTATACTTACCTCTAACTCTCGCCAAAGTTTCTTTGCAATAGGCTGTAAACCATCTTCTTACCCATTGTTGGCCAGGAACGTTTAAGTCCTCCCAACTAAGAGATTCAATTGGAACGTCTGTCGGTAATTTAATAATATCAGGATTGTTTTTGAGACAATCGGCTCTACTATCAGGTTCAACATCATAATACCAATACCATACGGCTTTACCCACGTATTGACTATAACTCGACCAGTTAAATTTACCACCAGGTGTATTCATTAAGTGAATTAACTTTTTACCGTCAGGTAATCCTGTAATTCTATATGTCATTGAACCACCTAAAATTCTATTAAGAATGTTTGCTTCTTGCATTCTAATCAAGTAGTCAAAACCTGACATCATAAAATAAGAACCTTGATTACCCATTTGAGCAAATCCTGCTTGGTCAGCACCTAAACCGATACCACCAAAACCTCCACCCATACCACCAATTCCAAACGCAGTCCAAGGTTGGTCACTAAACCACAATAGTTCATTAACTTCTCTACCTGCAGGAATTTCATATGTTTGAACATTCTTCTCAAGAACAAAATAATCTTTCTTTAAAACCCAAGGACCTTCAGTTTGAAGACCTACAATTTTAGAGTATGCGTAACTAAACTGTTGTTCAAAATCCATGGTTCTTGTAACCAAAGCTCTTGCAACAGACCTTTCGTTCATATTCAAGTTAACTAAGTTAACCCATTGTGAATCAATTAACCATTGTAAGATATACTCTTCGTAATCTCCAATAGATAATTCCATTAACGAGTCCATCATTTCATCTTCAAGTTCAACACTTCTTAGTGGTGCACCTAACTGATGTTTGACTCTCGTATATATTTTACTTCTTTCTGGTTCTGGTAATACTGCCATGTCTATAAATATCTTAATTATTCTATTTCGTGAATTAATGAGCTTTCATTAAACACATATTGATTATGATTCTTAATTGGTTTGTTTTCAAAAATCAAAATCTTATTTGATTTTGTATTAATAAATATCAGCCAATCTACATCATACGGTTTAACATTACCAGTATCTTTTATGGTAATCTTTCCGTCTTCTTTAGATATTGTTGAGAATGGTTTAACCTGAGCTGTATGGTTTTTTCCATTTAACGTGATGGTTAAATCAACTCCCTTGAATGCATCGGTTTTTTGCCCATGACCACTATTCTTTTCAATAGTCGCGGAATCACCAAAATATTTCTCAATTTTAACTAAAACGTCGTCTTCAGATTTTTGTCCTCTATCCCACAATTTTTTTAAAACTTTAATAATGTTAATGAACTCTTCATTATTTTTTGTGAATATTTGAGTCTTAAAATGGTCTAATGCTTTTATCAATCTATTAATTTCTCTAACAGTTCTATTTTCTTTTTGAGAAAAATCAAATTTCTTTTCGGGTTTACCCATCTTATCAATTTGAGTATTAATCGCCTTGGTTAATAAACAAAATGAATTAAAATTTGTGTTCAGATTATTTAAAATTGACCTTCCTTCTTTTGATTCAAGTCCGTAAAACCCTGACATCTCTTTATTAGTACTATCAACCCAAAATTGACTAAACACTTGTCTTAAAGCGTTAGTAACCCCTTCTTGATATATTTTCTTAATGTTTGAGTTATTAATAAGTTCTCTGTAGAATTGAACTTCTTTGGCGTCACAGAATTTCGCCTCTTTGGATTCTGTTAAAAGTTTCTCTAACTTAATAGATTCTAATAATTTGGTCTCCGTTCTCATTTCATATAATTTGGAAACAAAGTCCCAATTTACAACCTTCCAAAAGTTAACAATGTACTCGTCTCTTTTGTTTCTATACTTTAAGTAATAAGCGTGTTCCCACAAATCTAAACCTAAAATTGGAAACCCGCCACCCTCAATAACGTTCATTAAAGGATTGTCTTGATTTGGAGTAGACATAATCTTTAATGTGTTCTTGGCTGTAAGTACTAACCATACCCACCCTGAACCGAATCTATCTTTGGCAACAGTATCAAATTGTTTCTTGAAGGCGGTGAAACTTCCAAACTGTTTTGTAATCTTCTTAAGTAATTCTCCTTCTAACTTTTTAGGTTTGGGAGTTAACATATTCCAAAACAATGCGTGGTTAAATGCTCCTCCTGCATTGTTTCTAATTGTTTTGTCGTAACGACTTATGTTCTTAATAATTTGTTCTAACTCTAAGTCCCCATATTTTTTCTTGGATAAGGCGTCATTCAATTTATCCACGTAACCCTTGTAATGTTTGTTGTAATGAAAGTTCATTGTTTCGGGGTCAATAAACTGTTTCAGGGCTGAGTAAGAATAGGGTAATTTTTCTATTCCTATTTTTTTCATTTCGGTAATCAACAACTCTTTTTCTTTGGTAACGTGGTTCTCAAGTATTTGTGTTTCGAGTTGTTGGATTTTCTCTTCTATTTTTTTCATATTTTTGGATTATCCATTTCTTATAAATAATCCACATTTCATTTAACGACGCATTTCTTGGATTCTCTTTAAAATTTCCTCGGCAGCATCGGCCGTACTTTGATTGTCCCCCATAACTGTGGCAATCACTTGTTTTTTATTATTTAATATGTCGTAGATAATTCCTTCGATTGTGTTTTCGAATATGGGGTAATAAACTAATACATTGTTTTTTTGACCGTATCTGTAAGCTCGGTCTTCTGCTTGGGCGTGGTCTGATGGTAAAAATGAAAGGTCGTTCATAATAACCGCTTCAGCTGCCGTTAGAGTTAAACCAACCCCCGCAGCTTTGATGTTACCAACAAACACTTTTACTTTATCACTTTCTTGGAAGGAGTCTACACTGTGTTGTCTTTCAGGTTTGGACATTGACCCATCTACCTTAACTGCGGCTTTACCAAAGTGTTCACATATCTTATTAAGTGAATCGGTGAAGTTACAGAATATAATCACTTTCTTACCTTGCTCAACAATATTCTCAGCAAGTTCAATTGTTTGGGCAATCTTTTCGTCGGCAATCACTTGTCGTATTTTAGTTAACTTGGTGAATTGAACTGTAAGTGATTTAGATTCTTCGGGGTTTTTATCGTACCAATCATAGTACTCACCCATAATTTCCTCATACATCTTAGATTTCAATCTAAGATATACTGGTGTGATAATTTTATCGGGTAAATCAAGTACGTTTTCTTTAAGTCTTCTTAATGTAAGACCTGCGGTACGGTCTCTTAATTCCTCAAGGTTTGATGCTCCCATCACATTCCATACCTTTCTTCCACCAACATTAAATTGGTATCCTTGACAATATCTAATGGCATAAGCCATCCAATTCTTGGCAACTGGTGACTCAATTAAACTTAATAGGTTGAAGTAATCAATTGGTCGAGAGGTCATTGGAGTACCTGTTAATAACCAAAGTCGGTCTACCTTTTTAACAAGGTCGTTAATTAATTTTGTTCTTTGGGCTGTAGCATTTTTGATATAGTGTGCCTCGTCAACGACCACCAAATCAAAATTGGCATCAAGAATCTGTGACTCACCTTTCTTTTTTGTATCATGGAAATTTTTAATAATGTCGTAGTTTATAATAACAAAGTCAGCATCCGTACTGAAGTTCTTACCTTCAGCAATATAAACCGTTTTGTCTGAATAATTTTCAATCTCTCTTTTCCAGTTAATTTTTAAAGTTGCTGGACAAATGATTAATACTTTCTTAGAGCCTGATTCTAATGCAGCTATAATAGTAGAAGTAGTCTTTCCAAGACCCATATCATCTGCAAGTATGAATTTTTTATTTTCGACCAATTTTTGAACAGCCTCTTTTTGGTGTTCAAGTGGAGGTCTGTGAGAGTATTTTTCATAATTTATATTAACGTCTTTTACAGTGTTGTCTTTAATGATTGCGGCTTTAGGTAACCAAAAATCATGTAGAGGTTCCGATTCGGTTATTTTACCCCAAATATGAAACGCCTTTTCTTTATCCGCCAATAACTTTTCCACCCAAACCTTTTCAGGTATTTCGGTCATAAGTTTATCGTCAGCAAGTTTCTGTGCAAAATATGCGTCAAGTATTACCCACTTCTTTGCAACCTTAGGTTGTTTGTCGTGGTTATTAATAATGTATTCTGCCTGACTCCTTGTGGGGTAAAACCTTCTATTTACTTGAGACTTTCTTTTTAGTTCAATAAGATAGTTGTTTCCACCTTCGTATCCCTCTAACAGGGTCATGGCTTTTGATTCTAAACTCGCGTCCATTTTTTAAAAAATACTTCCGTTGCCGTAGTTTATAAATAATTCCTCACCTTTATTAATATCTCTTAAGGAAAAAAATATAAAAGTTCGGTCTTCTTCATTAGTCGTCCAATCAACACTTGGTGTTTCGGAGTGATTATAATATGACCCATATCCCATAACTAATGCGTGCGTTGTCCAATTCTCAGAACGAGGATAACAAAACGCGTAGTTTGTAAAAACAGGTATTGTTTCCCTTGAACTTTGGGGGAATGATAAGAAAGGACACACATCAATTACTTCACCTTTTTTAATTTTTTGTGAAGAAAAAACCCCTAAGTTATGTAGGGGACTATCCTTAATGTATATTTTTAATGGAGGGCTGATTTTCATATTTGATTTAAATATAGTTAATGTTTGAGTATTTATCAATATATGGAAAAATTAGTCCCAATTACAAGATTAGGTAAGTTCTTTGGAGCTGAAGATTATTCCCTTGACATCGGTATGGGTGAGGAATGGTTATTAGGTGATATGAACTTTACAGTTATTCTTTATCGTGTAGATAGACAAAAAACTAAAGTAGACGACGTTTATGGTGAGGTATTGGAAAACGGTATTCAATTCTTAGCTCCTATCGAACTTAAAGGGTTGGTACAAATTATGGCGCCTTCTAATAAAAATTTAGGTAATTCTAAAATAGCTCAAAACGAACCAGGTAATATGAAGTTTTCAATTTATCAAAAAACTTTAGATGACCTACAAGTTAATATTTTTGTTGGTGATTATATTGGATATTATGAAACTGAAGATAGGGTTAGATATTATACTGTTATTGATGATGGACTTGTTAAGTCTGACAATAAACATACTTATGGTGGGTATAAACCATTCTATAGAACGGTTACCTCTACTTGGGTTAGTGAAAACGAATTCATAGGATTATAATGAAAGTTATTATAACAGAATCTCAGTTTGATTCTTTATTTATTGGTAAGAAAGTTATGGTGTACTATAATTTACACAAACGTACCTTTTCGGTTACATATGATAATAAAGTAATTTTACATGCGGATTATGTTAAATTGGGAGATGTTGAGTTTAGAGTTAGACCTGGTGGTAAAGAAAGGGTTAGAAAAGAAAAAAGTAAAAATGTTCATGCATTTGTTATTGGAGTGTTGTTAGATTATTGTGAATACCCTTGTGATGATATTCCAAATCCTTCATCAGATAAAATTCTAACTTATAATCCATATAAACATAATTCGTTTGTATATAAAGATAGTGAAGAACCTATATATAACGCCAAAGAGGTTGATATGATAAATTCACAAAATAAACTATTTGTAGTTAAAGAATAATGCCATTACCAAAACAAGTTAAACCAACGTTACCATTAGTACCTAAGAAGACATTGTCTGCTCGTAGGGAACAATTATTGGAATATATTAATAAAGATGGAACTTATTTACCTAAGTCAGTATTACATGCGGATTTGGATAGGGGAATGTTGGATTTTGTTAAAGGAGATTTAGAAGTTGTAACCGCGGGTAAAGTAGTACCTATGGTTGATATTATTATTACAACTCAAAACTGGTCTCAATATGTTGAAACCGCATTGTTTGTAGATTTAGATTATAATCCTTCACCACCATTTATTACTGTGGTAAGAAGCCCTGAAGTTAAGTTTGGTACTAACCCCGCACTTCAATATACAATACCTAATAGAAAACAATTTTATTATGCCTCAGTACCAACATGGAACGGTAACGAACAAGGTATGGATATCTACACAATACCTCAACCCGTACCTGTTGATATTAATTATAGTGTAAAAATTATTTGTAATAGAATGAGAGAACTTAACGAACTAAATAAAATCGTTATGCAAAAATTCTCATCAAGACAGGCGTATACTTTTATTAAGGGTCAGTATGTTCCAATTATATTAAATAATATCTCTGATGAATCTCAAATGAGTTTAGAGTCAAGAAAATATTATGTTCAATCATATGACTTCACAATGTTAGGATATCTTATTGATGAAGATGAGTTTGAAGTTAAGCCAGCGATTGCAAGAGTTTCTCAAATTATGGAGATTGACACTTCAACTTTTAAACAAAGAAGAAAGAAAAGTCCTGAAAATCCTGACGAGTTTTTATCTAATTTTTATTATGTTGTTGGTAATGACGATTTAAGTGATGTAGTGGCTTACACGGCAAATCTAACTTGGGCGAGTTCAACTAATGTTGAGTCGTATGATGTATACATTAATGGGGACTACTATGGGACTGATGTTCAAAAGATTCAAATAACAACTAACGATATTTTAAGAATTCAAATTGTTAAGCAAGATGATACTTTAGAATCAAATATTAAGTTTGATAATATCTTAGTTTAATTCTCCCCGTAGATATCTTTTTTTTCTTTACACTTTTCGATTATCAAATTTTCTAAAAATTTGTAAATCTTTATCCCACGTTTCTCACAGTACTTTTTTAATATCTCGTGTACTTCAGGGTCTATTTTAATGTTCTTTATTTCTTTCTTTATTTTCATAGGTAGAAAAAAGGCAGAATTTATTCATACCGTTTACAAATACATATTCAAAAGTCAAGTTTTTTGTAGTAGTAACGAATATTTATCATTAAAATAAATCTGCAATAGAATTAATTAAATAATGGCAACAGCACAAGCAAATCAAAAAGTTTTTGTATCACCTGGAGTATATACATCTGAAACGGACCTTTCGTTCGTGGCACAGAGTGTGGGTGTTACAACCTTGGGTTTAGTCGGGGAAACAATTAAAGGACCCGCATTCGAACCTGTTTTTATAACTAACTACGACGAGTTCCAAGCATATTTTGGTGGAACGGAACCAGTAAAATTTGTAAATACACAAATTCCAAAATATGAGGCGGCGTACATCGCCAAGTCATACTTACAACAATCTAACCAATTGTTTGTTACGAGAGTATTAGGTTTGTCGGGATATGACGCGGGTCCTTCTTGGAGTATTAGAGTTACTGCCAACGTTGACCCATTAACTATAGGTTTAATTCCTCCAACAGGTGGAACAGCCTTCACGGCAATATTCACAGGTGCTACTTCAGGTAGTACTGTTGATATGTTAAGTGGATTACCTGCGGATATTCTAAATAACTTAAATGTACAATACAGACTATCTGATGGTAGTACTTCTACATATCAAGAAGATTTTAATTCTAATTTAGGTAATATTATTGATAACCCATCGTTTTCTGCAACAACAGTTGCGTTCTACGGAGCGGTACCATCAACAACATATTGGGGATTAGTTAGTCAATACTCAACTCAATTAAATGTGTTTGGGTCTAGTTCAAACAACCTTGATACCAATGACTTAAGTGCAGATTTAAACGACCCTTGGTATTATGCAACATTTGATAACGATGCAAATCTTAATAACAACTATTCAGGTTATTCATTCTTTTATACAGTAACGTCTTTAACAACTACTGACGATGGAGCGACTTATACGGGAACTATTGAAGGAGATGTATTCAACTTCTCAGGAACTGCATATAGTGAATATAATAACATGGTTGTTGCGACTTTACGTTCAAGAGGTATCTCATTGTATTCAAATAACGCTGACCTTGGTCAACACGGTCCTGTATATGAAGTAAGTGGATTAACAGATGTTAATTTAGTTGCGACAGGACAATATTCAGGTATTACAAATTCACCATACGAAGGATTCTTACTTTCAGGTATTACTAAAGATTTTGACACTTTCTCTTTTGAAACTTCATTATCAGCAGCATCTCCTAAGTTTATAACTAAAGTATTAGGAACGGATAACTTTGGAAAATCAAGAAACGAAGTTCCGTTGTATGTTGAAGAAATATATCCTGGTTCTTTAAACTACGCATATAACCAAGGTTATATTAAAGGAATTAATCCTGAGCTAGTAGCTTTAGAAGATGCAAGAAGTGAAAACACACAATCAATCGCTTATAAAGTTGAAAAATATCAATCACCTGAAACTCCGTTCTTAGTATCTGAGTTAAGAGGTAATAAAGTATATAGATTATTCAAATTCATCTCAATCTCCGATGGTGATGCTGCTAACACAGAAGTTAAAGTTTCAATAGCAAACTTATCATTTAACAATATGACATTTGACGTATTAGTTAGAAACTTCTTTGATACAGATGCTAACCCTGTTGTTATTGAGAAATTTACAAACTGTAATATGGACCCTGCATCTAACAACTTCGTTGCTAAGAAAATTGGTTCATCTAACGGTGAATTTGCTTTGATTTCAAGATATGTGATGATTGAATTGGCTGACGAAGCTCCGATAGACGCAATCCCTTGTGGATTCTACGGTTATACTCAAAGAGAGTATGAATCGACTGCTAACATTTCACCAGTACCTAAATTCAAAACTAAATATTATTATCCAGGTGAGGTTGTATTCAACCCTCCATTTGGTTCAACAACAAACGCAACCGAATCAGCGGGTGATATAGTTAGAAGAGCTTACTTAGGTTTCTCATCTCAATTTGGTATTGATGATGCGTTCTTACAATATAAAGGTAAACAAAATCCTCCTAACTGGGTTAGTTCAGCATTACCTGTTGCAGGTGAAGCTTGGAATTACTTAAGTAAAGGATTCCACATGGACTCAGGAGCAACTGTAGTTACAATTGCAAATTCATTCCAAACAAGTGGTCAAACAGCGTTCGAGTGTGGTGTTGCGGATTTCAGATTCGACCCTGAAACTCAAGAAAACCCATACTACTTTATCTATTCAAGAAAATATACAGTATGTTTCGCTGGTGGATTTGACGGATGGGATGTTTATAGAGAATTTAGAACTAACCAAGATAGATTCCAATTAGGAGCGACAGGTTACTTAGCAGGAGCTTCGTCTTCTACAAGATACCCAACAGCAACAGGTGATGGTTTATTCAAAAGAATTGTTATTGCAAACAATACTCAAGATTTCGCTAACACCGATTACTACGCTTACTTACTTGGTATATTAACATTCGCTAACCCTGAAGCTACAAACATTAACATATTTGCAACTTCAAGTATTGATTACGTTAATAACTCAAACCTTGTTGAGGAAGCGATAGAAATGGTTCAATACTCAAGAGCGGACTCTGTTTATATCGCAACAACTCCTGACTATCTAATGTATACTCCAGATGGAACTAACTCTTTAGATATAATTTACCCACAAGAGGCGGTTGATAA